GCATATTCATTTGCTAACTCTAATGCCTTTTTATTAGACAATTTAATGAGATTGACAGCATCACCACGCAGAGAACGATTTGGTGTTTTGTATGGAATCTCCTGTTGTCTTAATTGTCCTATTCCAGGTGGAGCAACACCGCTATATTGAGGGAGAACACCCTGATATTCTTGTCCACTCATTTCAGATTGTCTCTGTTGCTGATACATTTCATTTCTCTTCTGCATTCTAATACGTTGTCCTTCTAAATCGCTAAATACAGGAGCACCAATATTTTGTTGGTATCTGCCAAGCATGTAATCTTGATTATTTCCAACATAAGGATTCCATTTGCCTAAACCTCTAAAATCTTTATTTAATGTCATGACATTGAGATTTTCAAAACGACTAGCAAGACTAGGTGCTTCACCTGTGATAAAACCCTTTTCTTTTCTTCCACTACGAGACAACCAGTCTTCACCAATATTAATTCTATTATTGATAGACTGCATAATATCACCATCCCTTTTCATAACTGGTACATTTGGATTAACACCATACGTATTTCTGAATACATTCACACCTACCATGTTATCTCCCTGTCCAATTTTATCTGCTTCACTTGGATTTTCACTTGGATTATTGAAAAAATTATCAATACTATCAAGATTTACATTCACTAAATGCTGTGCTTGTCTTCCTCTGTCTAATGCAGATAAGGGAGAACCATCACTATCTAAATCAAGATTAGATGATAATGAATTATCTTTAGCAGTGATAAGGTCATTAGCGTTGAATAAACTATCACGCATACCACCAGACAGCAATTCAATCTGTTCGGTCAATTCACCCATAAGTTCCTGCTGATCTCGTAAATCTTTCATCTCTTCTTGTACTATATCATTTCTTAATCTATTTAGATTGCCCTTCTCTAATCCTGTATAATTAGTTAAATCTCTTGTTTTTGTATTATCAAGAGCATAACTATCTACATCATCCATACTGGAAGCAACGAGATTATCATTTAAACTCATAGGCAAGGGATTCTTAATATTATCTAAATTGTATACACGCTCATATTCTATTGGTGTAGCATCAATATTTCTTGTTCTAAATAAATTATCAATACTAGATTGAGATGATGATGATGAACTTGCTTTTGGTGGTTCGATTTCGGTTGTTTCTGCATTAGTTAGAACTGGGTTTTCGTTACTATAATTATTTTCTATTGCTTCATCTTCTGCTTCCTCTGTATTTCCTTCAAAATCATCAAAACCTAATTGTTTAATAGTTTCTTGTATTCTTTTTCCTCTTTTTGGAATATAATATTTTTTTGTTGGAGTCTCTTCAACAATCTTATCATAAGTAGATTGTAATTTTTTAATATAATTATTTTCTTCTGATGAAAAGGTAGCAGTTAAAGGTGATTCTAATCTATCATGTAATACAACATCTAATTTTTTCAAAGTCTTATTTGCGGGATTTATTAATCCTTCTTCTAGTAGTGTATTTCTTGCTTTTAAAACAGATGTAACATCCTCACTATCACCTATTATATAATTAGGTTTATTAAACTCTTTAATGATCTCTAAATTTTTATAATATTTATTTTCTTCTTCCATAGTAAAATCTGATTTTTTTTTAAATTGTTTTCTTTTAGTCTCAGACTTAGTTGGTTTGTACAAAGAGAAACTCTTCTTAGGATTTAATTCACTCATTTCCATCATCTTAATTATACTATATCAAAATAAAATAAATATTATAATTTATAAATTAAAATTGTTCTACATTAATTATTTTTCCAAAGTTTTTACGGAGCATCTTATCAATTCCGCATTTAGTATTAATAGAAATAAAATTATATTTATCACTTGTAGCAAATTGTATAATATTTATAAATTTCTTTTTACTCATATTTGGAGGACACAACTCATCTGATATTTTTTCAATCTCGCTCATACTACTTGGAAAAATCATGTAAAAACTACAATTAGTTCTTATGACTGGTGGTAATTTTTTAAAATATTGACTCATCACAATAACAGATATATTCATGTGTCTATTGGTTGTTATTAGTTTACTCATCGTTGATGATTTCAAAAATTTTGGTTTTCCTAGAATATCATCAAAAATAAATAATACACTCGGCGTTTTATTCATTCCATTCTTTTCAACTGACTTTTCCATTTTATCCATAAGTTTTTTAACATCATCTTCCTCAAAATCATTATAGACTTGGTGTTTTGGTAAATTGAGAGGTTCTATTAATTCTGGATCTGGTTTAATACCGCTAAATAGATAAATAAAATCAAATGTATCTTTTAACATTTTTTCATTTGTAAGCATACTAATAATGCTATTAGTTTTTCCACTGCCGGATTTGCCTATAACACACATACTGGTAGGTAAGTTTGGTAATAATTCATTTTCTGAACATCTTGGTTGGTATATATCTGTTTTATTAGTTTTAAATACTTTTACAGCATAAGGATCATTATCATTATTATCATTATCACTATTATTATTATCAGTATTCATAATATATATATAATTTAAAATAAAATATTTATTTTTTAAATTATAATTTTATTTTTTTTTGTATTTATTAATGTTGAGTGAATCGCTGATTCATTATCCATTCGTTATTATTTAATGGTTTCACATCAATTTCATAACCGCCATTATTCATAACATTAACAACATCAGGATAAATCAGAGCATTTTCGATATTATCTTTCATAAATACTGAAGACTGATCACGAGGTTGGAATTGTTGGAATTGTCCGTAAGTCCATGGATTATGAGCAGTATCATAAAATGATTTTGCCATTGGTGCTACTCCACTAATCATATTGAAACTAGCATTTCTTTGCCATTCTCTACTAATATTACTTGGTACATAATCATAAGATCTAGGCATAGCATAAGTTTTTCCATATCTATTTTCATATTGTCTTTGCTGTAATTTATAGAAATTGCTTGTTCTATCAATTCCATCGTTGAGAGTAGCAGTTTCAATAATAATATTTCTTTTTTGTTTTTCGCTCTCAGTAATTTCAAATAATTCATCTGTTCCACCCCATGCCATCCTTGGTCTGTATTTAGGTTCACCGGAATCAAATGTTTGGAATGTAATCTCTTTTGGTGCTGGTTCAGGTGCTGCTTCAGGTTCAGGTTCAGGTTCAGGTTCAGGTTCAGGTTCAGGTTCAGGTTCTTCTTTTGGTTCTTCTGGTTTCTCTTTCTCTGGTGGTTCAGGTATAGGTTCATCTTTCTTCTCTTCTTCGGTTTCTGTTGTGCCTGGTTTATATGGTTCATCAGGACTACTGGTAGCTGTTTTCTTAATAGTATCAATGATATATTTACCAAATGGTATTTCTCCTCCTGGAAGAGTCCAGTCCATATCGTCCTTACCATAAGAATATACATCTTCTACATCTTTAACTACTGCTTTATTAACATCCTGTAGATATTTATTTTTCTTTTGCTCTGAACTGAATGAATCAAGCATAACCTGCAATAAATCCTTATATTGCTTATGTGTAAGGTTAAGTTGATTTTGTTTCATTTTAATTATGGTTGAATTGAGTTGTGACAGGAATTGTTTTTGTGCTGGTGTCATTGAATCAATAAAATCAGGAGGAGATGATTTTAAAATATTTGCATATCGCTGTAATGGCATTAAATACATGTTCTGTCTATTAGGGTCATAGTTTTCATCTCCGTACATATCGTAGCGAGTAGGAAGATAATCACCATATTTCCAATTTGGTTGGTAGTATTCATCTCGCCTTAGACCACTTGACACTCCAATAGGTACAGGTTCGCCCTTTTTAATCGCTTCTTGTGCTTGTTCATATTCTTTCTTTCTATTTAAAATTTCTTCACGTGTAGTCTTACTCCATTCATATTGATTTTTCTGTCTAGCAGTCTCTAACCAATCAACTGCTTTCTCTGCAATATCTGTAAAAAACTTAACACCTTCTGCTGCCTTGTCGCCTACTTCACCACCGCCAAAGAATCCTCTTGCGGTGTCTTGTGCTATTTGTGATGTATGAGCAAATAGATTCTGCACAAGTCTTGGATTGTTGTCTGCCTGACCAGTGTACTTAAAACCTAAACCACGCATTATTCCTAATGGATCGTTTTTGGATGTATATGGAACGCCCATGTCAATCTGACCTGCTTGAATAAGTTTGTCAGTTGCTGCTATCTCTTCCTGCAATTTTGCCCATTCTGTTTTAAATGATGCTAACCCTGCTTTTGCTGCTTCAAAATAATCTCCGTAAGATTTTTCTTCTTCTTGCGTGAGTGGTTTTTTTGCGATATCTCTTGTTGGTTCTAATCTGTTAATCCAACTCTGTTTATCAACTGGTTTGCCTAGTGCTTTATCTTCATCAGTTAATTTTGAAATATCAGATAACGTCCGTCCTTTACCAGGGAAACGCTGTGATTCACTAGGCATAGCTGGTTGTGTTTTACCACCACCGCTCTTCTGTTGTTCTACCAATTTAAGGTATTCTTGATAAATCTTTTCTAATTCTTCTTTACTCATATTGCTTGTTGAACTTGGTTTTTTAACATCAGGTATCAATTGGTCTACTTGTGGATTGGCATATTGTCCGGCATCAACACTGCTACTTGGTTTTGCCATCGCCTTATATTTCATCTGTTTTGGGTTTTCTTCTACTTTAACTTCTTCTTTTTTTTCTTCATTAAGATTATCTAATATTTCATTTAGGTCTTTAGTCTTATCAAACTTGACTTTTTTAGATTTTACAGATTTTTTAACATTTGCGTAATCAGTTAGGTCTTGTATTTTTTTCTTATTTTCGGCATTCTTCATTGATTTAATTATTTTTTGTATTACTTCATTATCATCTTTGCCCTTGTTAATAGATTTATTGTATTCTAGTATATTTGGTAATGCTGCTTTGATACTGGCATCATCTTCTAAAAGTTTTTTAAGTAATTGAGTTACATTACCTTTCTTAATGTCAGAATATTTCTTTTGCATAAGATTATCGTAAGTTTGGGTTTGGAGTTTTGTAAGTTTGATAGCATCGCTAACAGGCATCTTTATACTATTGCTAAATATTATTATTTTGGATATTTTTTATTTAGAAACTTTTTTATTTTTATTTAGAAAAAATAATAAACATTTACATAAATTATTCATTAAGCGTTTTATTGTCATATTATTGATTTTTAATTCTCCTTTTGATGCTGATATTACCATATCAATTAGATCACTAATATTATTATTTAAATATGAATCAATTAAAAAGTTTTTGTTATCACTTGGTTCTAGGTTATCAATAAATATTTTTACTATATTGAGAGCGTGTTGTTTCTTGTCTTTTAATTCTGTTTTTTCTGTTTCTTGAACGGCATATTCAATTAGAGAGGCAATATTTGGTAGAATAATTTTATTCATTTATATTATATAAAGATTATATAGAGAGAATATATAATGAGTGTATTGCAATTTACCGGATCAACAAAAATATTTGCTGACGATAATGATGATGATATATTTAATGAACACAATAATTATTATGTATTATTTATCTGTTTTTTAATTTTTTGGTATTTTACTTTAAAGATAGAATAAATTATATATTATTATATAATAATGACATACTATCCTATGCAAACATTTGACTTGAAAGAGATAGTAAAATCAAAAACTAAATATAAGAAGTATGATGCTGTAGTGCAAAATACAACTAACAGAAAATTATATATAATTCCATTTGGGGATTTGAGGTTTCAACATTTTTTTGATAAAACACCATTAAAATTATATTCTAATTTAAATCATTTAGATTTAAAACGCCGAGATGCTTACCATAAAAGACATAAATTTTTTATAAAAGATGGGTATTATTCATCAGGGTACTTTGCTTTAAAATACTTATGGTAAAAATTATTTTTTATGTAATTCGCATATAAAATGATATATTTTCACTAATTTATATCGGTCTAAATTAAGCGTCATATTAAATATGTGTTCTTGCAATATATCTTTGCATTCATATTCTGCATGTGAGTCATTGAATACGGCACCACATAAACTACACGAAAACATTATATATATATAATAATTATATAAAATAAATACTAAATATTTTTTATATAATTATTATATAAATGGAAGTAATTGATATAGCTGGAAATATTGTAAGCGTTGATTATGATGTAATCGTATTAGATAAAAATATAAAGATAATAATAAGTTATTTTATTTAAATGATACTATAACATTTCCTGCATCATCAAACTTAAAAGCATTTAAATCAATTTGACATTCATTTTTAATTTTAAATTTATTTCTAATATGTTTCTTTTTTGTAATTTTGTTTTGTAATTTATTATTTTCATCATATTTTTTTTTCTGATTTGCTTTAATCTTGTCTTTATTATTTTCATAGTAATCTTTAAAATATTGTTTTCTGTGTTGGTATTCAACTCGTTTTTTAATCTTTATCTTCTCTTGATTTTTGCTGTAGTATAATTTAAACCTTTGTTTATTTTTATCACCTGTATTATAAATAGTTTTCCATTTGTTTTTATTATTAAAATAATAATTCTCGTGATATAGTTTGGTCTCAGGTGTTGCTCTTTTTTTCATAATCTCTGCTTTATTAGTTTTATAATATTCATTTTGATATTGCAATCTTTTCTCTCTATTATTGATATAATAATTCTTAAAATAATTTGCTGTTAAATTACCTTGTAATTTTTTTAACATATATATTATTTAATTATAATTTTTCTAAATATTAATTTAAAAAAAATAATTAAATAATATATATGAATATTAAAAACTTATGGGAGGATTTTGAAAAAACTTATTTATTTGTTGGTGATACTAGAGAGGGGAAATGGGTTGATACGAAAATATCAAAAATAGATATTATGAACTCATTTAGTATATTTGTTAATTATAATAGTAATGTCTGCATACATATCTTAAAAGATAAACAATTAATAAATCATTTATGGAGAGAAATACTGATAAAATATGATTTAACAAAATTATATTTAAGAGAAAATAAATTATTTGAATTAATTTAGGAAAAAATTGATTTAAATTTTATATTATTTTTTTTATGTAAAATCAATTTATTACTAATTTAGGAAAAAATTGATTTAAAAAATATATTTATAAATATATAAATAAGATGAGAGTATTGGAATTATTCAGTGGTACACATTCAATAGGTAAGGTAGCAAAAGAATTATTTAATTTTGATGTTGTATCTCTTGATAGAGATTTAGATGCGAAATCTAAAATATATGATTATACATCATCACATCATATAAAAACAGATATTTTAACATGGGATTATAAAAAAGATTTTAAACAAGGTGATTTTGATATAATAACATCATCTCCAGTTTGTTTGTATTGGAGTATTTTAAGAAATTGTTGGAAGGGTAGAAAATTTAAGAATAGTGATGAAATTGTAACTACTGAAACACTACAACGAGATATAGATTTATATGCAAAACCGATGGTTGATAAAGTATTTGAAATTATAGAATATTTTAAACCAAAATATTACTGGATTGAAAATCCTAAAACAAGTAAGATGTGGGAATATATAAAATCTAAATGGGATTTTGACGATGATGAAAGATTTTTAACATTTGATTATTGTAAATATAGTGATTGGGGTTATAA